GTTATGCCCGAAGGTATTGAGGACATTCAAATCGTCCTGTAAGAATTTCTGCGCCTTGGCGTGATACCCATCCGCATCCGGGAAATTGATCGAGTCGTAAAGTTCCGCTATTCCCCCAAAAGCCAGCGTGTCCACCCCGAAGATGATCTCTGCTACTGAAGTCGTAATTGTTGGCGGCGTCCTGATATAATGAAGCGTCACTTCCATAGTCACGTCCGGGGTCGGCTGGAAAATCAAGGTTGTTCCGGCCCGTTGCGCTACCAAAGGTTGCGCCTGATCGTCGTAGCGGTAAAATTCCCTACTCTGCACGGCAAAGACGTATTTCTTACCGTCTATGTAGGTTGCCGACGCCTGGATAAACTGAGGACAAAGGTAATCGGTAGCCGAAACGGTATAGGAAGAAGTGCCCGCAACTAAGGCAATCGGGTCGGTCGCCATCGCCAAGTCCGGACGGATGAGGGCAAGTTTTTTCCAGCAAGAGAGATACCAGGTGTTTACCGCCGGGTCTATGTCCGCAGTATTGTCGAAATTCAATACCTTATCCGTATGCTGGCGGACCTTGGTCCTAATTGCTGCAAGTGACATTTATTTCCTCAGCCCCATTGCTTCCAGGGTCGTGTACGCCTTGCTACGCGCCTTCGGCTTATCGCTCCCTTCCGACTCTGCTTCCGGCATGACGACCACTTCCGGCTCCGTCTTGGGTGCTATCTTCTTAGCGATCTCCTCAACAATAAAGCCGTCCTTGCGGAATTTCTCCATCAAGTCGGAATCCTCCACTTCAAAAGGCTTTGTCACATCGACCCCGTAGCGAAACGGCCCCAAGGCCAAGAGCGGCGGACGGGTAACAAGCCATTTCCCCTTTTTCTTGGTAAGGACATGGATTTGCTTATTATCCATGATCTTACGGAGGCTTGGGGTTTCAAGGCATGAAAAAAATCGCTCCCCGCTTGGCACAGATTCGACTTCTTCCGGCTTCCAGCCCCATGTGTTAAAGCCAGAGGCGACTTTAGCATCGTCAATGTAAAAACAGTTGCCCTCCTTTTTACACTCTATGCCGTAGCAGAATTGGCGCTCGCTTCCCCGTGGTCGGGTAATTTTGTAAAACATACGATACTTCCCCTTTCTGAAATGTTGCGGTAGGCGGTAGCCCACTCACCTATACGCTTGTTGATATCCCAATTTTTTTCCACTTCGGCGCGGGCATTCTGAGCTATCCGCCGCCGGTAAAACTGATCCTTGATGAGTTTGTTGATCGACTCAAACCAGCCCTCTTCGGATAGCGCAAGCAATCCCGTTTCCCCATGTTTCACGTGATCCATGTAGGGCTTTAAGGCCGGATAGACTCCGGGAACACCCACGGCTGACCACTCGACCCAGGCGAGATTGTTCTTCCCCTTGTTGAACTCCGTATCGAGCCAGGGGTAAAAAGCTACGTCAATGCCGAGCGCCATCATGTGCCAGGGATAGGCCACGTTACCCATCCAGCCGTGCAACTCCACGCGCTCCCCCGGAAAGTCCTGCGTAAAGCTCTTAAAGTGGTGGCCCGACAAGACCAACTTCAAATTCTGCCACTTGTTTAAGAGCCTCCAGGCAACATGCCGGAGCGTCATAATGTCTTGAAAATGGCTTGGGCCACCCCGCCAGCCGAGTCTTCGGTAGTTCTCCTGCAAATAATGAGTATGCACGTTCTTCCAGATTTGCAGATCCACCATGTTGGGGAGGACAACGGTCGGGGCAAACTGGCCGTATATTTCGGCCAGATAGGGAGTCGTGCAGGTGATTAAATCGGCCTCTTTCCAGAGCGCCTTATAAAACTCAATTTGCTCTCGGTTTTTCTTTATGTCGAACTTCTCCCCGTTCGGGCAGATTCGCCCATCCTCCCATATCTTGAAAATTACCCCTTCCGGCGTGTGCGATGCGTACTCCTCAAGCCCCAAGTGCTGGTAATGAGGCGAAAAAGGGTCCACATGAAACCAGTCGTCGTTAATATCAATGACGACTTTGATCCCCACTTTCTTGATATCGTGGAGTTGGTCTGCCAGCCGGGGCGAGATAGAACGGGAAAACACCAACACATCTGAGGCATCAATAGCCTTTGGCAGTTGGTCAGGCGAGTCTATTCCCACCTGGAAAATACCCACCTCGGCAAGCTTGTGCTGTTCCAACTTTAACGCCGGCTGAACCTGCCTATACCACGCCGAGCCTGTATTGTCCCCGACGTAGAAGAGGACTCGTAAGGGTCGATCCATTTACTATTTCCTGCCCGGAAACGGGTCGCTGTTCGGCATCTGCTCATCCACGCTACGATTTGCCGGATGATCCCGTCCTACTCCCCGCTGTGCTTCTCCCTGCGGAACTACCGTTATTCCCGGCTGCACCTTACGGCCAAAATTGGAACGTGCGGCGGTTCCACCCGTCGCTGATGGCTGTTTTTCCGGGTAATCCCGGCCCGTCCTATACGATTGTGGATTTCCTTTCGGCATGATTCTCCTCCTTAGATTTTGTTCTTGTTGATGGTTGCAAACTCCCCATGCGCCTTTAAAAACCGTTTCCTTAACTTCTCGCTCTCCTTTGTATCCCCTTGAGAGTCCCGCAATATCTTTATCTCCACATGAGTCGGCACAACACCGATCATCTGAACCGACCTATCCGGTGTAATGTATCCCCCTGTGTCCTCTCCAATTTTGCGAAAAAGCTCCGCTTGCTTGAGGACGGGTTCCACGTCGTACACCTTACGAATCTCAATGTTGCGCCGATTTCCTCTTACCCGCGTCCAAGGCGAATCCGTAGGGATTTTAATATCAGCCTCAAACTCCGTCCGGTTGATGTAGTCGTCCATGAACATCTTTTCACTCCCGCCACAAGGAGGGGGATTTTTAGTCCCCCTCCTTACGGCCTCACTTCTTACGAAGTGGTTAGATTCTCAATCTTGCCCGAACTGGCCTCGTTTCCGTACTCCAAGGTCAACTCATGCTCGATCTTTCCTCTCGGTCCGCCGCCGTCATCCGGGAGCGGATAGTGCTTCGTCGGACGCAGAAAGGCGATTCTCCACATTGCCATTTCCAACATATAGACCTCATCGGTTGGAACGTGCCGGTTCAAGATGATCGACAAGGTTCCAAAGCTGGACTTATAATAGTCCACGGCATTGATGAGGGTCTTGTCCGCCAGAGCGATCACCCGCTGCGTGTTATTCGGCCCGGTAAACCCTTCCGAAATCTGCCGCTTTTGAAAACCGGCGCAAAAACCGACATTCGGGGCACCGCCGCTGTTGTAGATCGTAAGCAGGAGCGACTCGAAAATATCCTGAATCAGATCCCGTGCGCTCGCAGCCGTTGAGGTGTTTGTGCTGATAGCCGAATCCACCCCGGTCAACTGCCGCGCTGTGCCGGAAAGAGAAGTCTGCGTGATGACGTTATACTCGGTATCCCGAGCTAACATCTTAATCGCTTTCTCGGACTGAAGCGCATATTCCGAATCCCGGCCCGCCTTACTGACCGCTTCCAGGGTATGAGACACCCAGAACGTCTTAGCCATAATCTGAGTGTAAGCGCCCACCCTAGTCGTAACGCCCAAGGTTCCAAAGCTCGCATCCGAACCTTCTGTCTGCGCGTTAGCAGCCGCCGCCGATAGAGAGTCGGTCTGCCATTCGTGATAAATACCTGACGCTTTCACTTTTCTTGCCGCGCTGAAAATAGGCGTTTCAGTAGGAGTAATATTGACGATAAAATCCGCCAAATCCTCCCGCTGGCCTACCGCGGTATCTGTTGCATAAACTGCCATCGTTTTATCCTCCTGGTTTGATGAAATGCGCCAAGGCCGAAGCGAAATCCCCGGTCTCTTGCGCTTTCTTTAGGAGGGCGTTTCTTGTGGATTCTTGTCGATTGCCGTATCCGCCGCCACCGCTATTTCCCCCACCTTGTCCTGGCCGCATGAGCACGATCTTTTTCGGCTCGCCTTCCGGTGTCACCACTTTGCCCGAGTTGGGTGACTCACTGGCCGGCTTGGCCGCTTCGCTCATTTTATGCGCGGCAAATCGCCACGCCCAGATTTGCGGGGTAACGCCTTTAAAATCGGCTTCAGTGACAGGATGACCTGCTTCCTCGCCGACGCGTTGCATCATCGAATCCTTAAAGGCATCAAACTCTGCCGGATTCCCCCCATTAGCCTTAATAATGGCTCTGGCCCGTTTGACATTGGCCTCACCGATATTCGGCTCTACGGTCTGAATGACCGATTGAAGGGCCTGCTTGATCTGATCGAGTTCCGGCTTGAGGGCTTCTAAGGCGTTATACTTGACAAACTCTGTCGGGTCGTCCAGGTTCGGCTCCTTGGCTGGTTCTGGCCGGGTCTCGCGTTCCTCAATACCGGCTATTTTTCTTTCCAACTCGCCAACCAGACGCCGCATTTCCTGTTTTTCCCGGTCGATGTTCTTCTCAAGCCCGGCATACTTCTGCCGGTTGCGGACGGCATCCGCTACATTCTCCACTGTTTCCACGCCACTCACGTTGAGTTTCACCTTGAGATTTGGGAATTTCTCCGCCAACTGCTCAAGGCTCATAACTTCTTCCGCCGCCTTCTCGCCTACGGCTTCTTTGCCGGGCTCAGACTTTGGCTCCTGCCCTTCTTCCCCTGCATCCGAGAAATCGAGTCCTTCAGTTCCCTGAATAGGGAGCGGGAAGGGCGCTTCTTGGATATCTACTTGATCTTGTCTTTTTTCTTCTCCTGCCATGATTTTCTCCTTTTGGCCGCCCTATCCGGGTAGGCCGGTTAAAATAAAAAAGCCTGATAAAGAGTCTCGGACTTTTCGTCCAGAAACCCCTTATCAGGCTCTTTTTCAGATGCCCTAGACCCGCTTCAAGCGGGCTATTTACTCACTTAGATACTTGCTTCTTAAACTCGGCAAGCGCCTCTTGTTCCGCCGGGCTTAACTCGGCGTCCCAGAAACCATATACCTGAGATCGTAGCCGCCGATAATTTGGCCCCAATTCAGTAAACCAAAAATCCCGCACGGCCTCACGATAAGCTTTTATAAAGGGGCGACCTATCCAACGCTCCCCCTCATCATCAAAATCACATTGTTTGACAACATCATCGAACCCGTCTTTAGAAAAGTTAATAATACAATATCTTTGATTCCGAACGACGTCGATCTTACTCATCTTCAATCGTTCGTCAACGACCGGGACAGTAATGTATTTAGGCGCTTCTTCCATTATCCAACCTGACTTCTGACTATCGTGTCATCCGGTGCCGTCTCGTATCTCCATGTAATCAGGATTCTCAGTCCCCCCTGATTATGATGCGCCCATTCTTCAATCTGGGTCTTACCGCCAAAGAGTTTGTTCAGCTCCTCTACCTTTTTACGGATAGCAACGATTTCCGGTTTGAAGGTGGTCATGTTTTTAATTTCAATAGTTGACGCAAATCTTGCAAGTGATACTGTGTCGCTTCTAACTTTCCTGCGAGTTTGTGTTCGCCATCCGACTTCTTTCCGAAGGTTGTCAAGGCTTTGTAAAGTTCTTCAATAAAATCTTCGGCTATATGACGCGGTAGCCAAAGCGTCGGCAACATTTCCGTACCTTCAGGAATCTCAACAAACTCCAATTCAACAGGTTTGGCCGCGAACATTCGATTGCCTCTTTGTTCGTAAAAGATGAACTGGAGGACATCTATATCCCACGGCTGGCGTATCCTCACACCCGCATTAGGAGGCATTCTGCATCCTTCTCGCCCAGGCATCGTACTTATTCAGCCATCGCCGGACAAATCCTACTTCCTCTTCCACCGGCAAATCCATCTCCACGTCCTCTTCCTGCTTCAGTTCGATCTCGCGCAAAATGTTTCTATCCCTTTCGACTATCGACTCGTACTCATTTTGCCAAGAGCGTACACGATCCCCGATCTTTCCCGCAATCTGCATCTCTGTCATTTGCACAACATCGTCCGGCGGGATTCCTTTCCAGGTTTGCCAAGAAGCAAATTCGAGCGGTTCTATTTTCTCCTCTAACAAGATGTTCCAGCCGGGCGAATGGAACATATCTACCACGGCTAAATTCTTTTGCATCGTGCGATGTAAGTGATCGGAGAGCTTCATCAAAGTTCCTGCACAGCCATATTACGTAACTCTCGTATCAAGTCTTCCCCAAATGTATGAATTTTACAGCTAAATGCAATTTCAAGAGGAGACAGGGCCGTTTCGCGTTCTCTCTGGCTTCGGGAATATTGATTCAATCCGACAATTAAACAGGAAAGGAGTTTCCTTGCCTCTTCCCCGCTCAGACTGATTGTAATAGGTGATTCTGAAGAAATCTTCACATCATCCCCCCTGCCGCTATATCCGGCCTCTGAACCATCCGGCGTGCGACATTTCCATCGGTCGCCGGTCTTTCCGCCTTACCGTTCGCCTTTCCCTGTGCCGCCGTTTCCTTAGCCGCTATCTCTCTCTCTGCGTTCTGTCCTTGCTGATCCTGCGTATCCGCCTGCTGGCCCAAGATCGCTTGAATCGTGCTTAATACCTCCTGCACGTTCTTGACCCCCATTAAAGTCAGGAAGTCTCTCCATAAGGGAAGCGTAGCCAGTGGCCCAAAGGTAGAAGCAAGCCGGTCCATAACAACAACGGAGTTCTGCGTTTTAGCGTCTTTTGTCACCATACCAAGCCCGGCATAGACCCGGACGTTATACTGCCCCTTGATCTGAAACAGGTTCGGGATATCGTCGTTTGCGTTCCCGTACATCTGCATCATCACTTCAGGAGTGATTCCCATTCCGGCCCCGATGATCTGCATTACCGTTTGACTCGATTCATATTGATCGGCCAAGGCAAGAAGCATCTCCATCGCCGGGATTACCAGGGTTTCGGCCACAATGCGGATATTGACGGCTTCTTTTTTATTTACGTTCTGCTGGCGGATGACCGACTGAGTAGCGAGCTCCTTCCCTTCCGCCTGCATACCCTGCGCCTGATCGGTGACTCCCAGGGCTTCCTCGGTATCCCGGTTGATTAACTCCTCCTCATTATAAGCCGAGGCAGTAATATCCCCCGGATCGTCCCAATGAACGGCCAGTCGGGGATCGCCATCCACGCCTGTAGCCGCGCCAGGACGTCGGTTTGTTAGTGACGCAAGATCAACATTCGCGTCCCGGCGATAAATCATGTGCTTATTCAGCACCCTTGCCACGTTATCAAATCGCTGATTTCGGATACCGTTTCGGGCAACAAAGTAGTCACGCGCAATGTTCAACATAGAGTCGCTATCGGCCAAGTGGCTTTCTGGGGTAAGATACCCGAATACATAGGGGGGAAGACCATGTTGCCTATGGTTTAACTCTGGGTGTCGAATTACTGTCCGATTCTCATGCGTCCAAGCTTCCCACCACTTGCCGGATACCTTATAAAAATACCGCCACAACTTCACTTCCTGCCGGTCTGGGTCGGTATATTGATCGTTTGTCTCGGTCCCCCTGGTGAACTGGATCGTACTCGTTCCCCCGCTGTTCGTCCGATTCGCGGCCTCTATATCCGGCAAGGCCTCCTTATTGATAAGCGGGTCTGACTCTGCCAGCATCAACAAATCCTGCAAAGTCACATAATCCTCATGGATAATGAACTGCCCGGCGTAGATGTTCGTCCAATCAACGCGGGTATCGCAGAACATATACTCCGGGGGGATTAGCCTCATAAGCGGCTCATCACGGAGGACGTTTCGGATTTCTTGCTGTTGGGGTTGCATTACAGGTTGCCCGGTCTCTGGGTCCATCATCGGCATTCCGGGCATCATCGGATTCATTACCGGGACTTGTTCCTCGTAGCGTATTACCTCTTCCGCCTTGTCCCAATCCACCATCAAGATTGCCTTATTCTGCGTCCCTAAGTCGTCAACAGAGGCATAGAATAGGTTGAACCATGGGATTGTTTTTGTAAGACGGTAATTAAGCCAAATCTGGCGGATCTTGGCAGAAATCACGTCCTCCAGCATTCCTTCCCGTCCAGGCTCCACGGCGGCCACGTCTGGGCTGGAAAAGAAGGCATCCAATAAGCCGGCCCGTACCCGGTCAATGATCGCCTTTGGCTTACGAAGAAAGAGCTTAGAACGTCCGTCAATAGGAGTAGCAAGATGCTCTCCATGCAGGAGCTTAACCGCTTCTTCCCATTTAGAGTCGATCTTCTTTTCTGCGCGGTAGGTATCGACGGCCTGCTTGTCCCGATCTACATTAGCAAGCAACTCGGCATCCGGCAAATCCCCGCGTATATCTTCAATCTCGTAGGGCATTAGCTTTTACCGAGCAGACATGATTTCCACATTTACCAAAACCAATAAGGCGTCCGCCACCACAACAGCCGATATGCACTTCTGTATTATTGTTCCACATAACATGCAGGTCTCCCGAACAATATCGTGAGTTCCTCCCGCAAAATCTGTTTCCAAGCCAGAGATAGCAGACCTGGATTCAAGTCTTGTCACTTTTCTTCTTTCCCCTTATGCGGCGGAAACCCCCTATTCACCGCGTTCCAATTCGTGTCCCCGGTGTATTCCGTCTTGCCCTCGTTAGGAATCTTCTCCTTTGGAACATAGGCCGCGTCGGGAGACTTATCGCTGGTATTCTTAATCGGGCTTTTCGGTTCGTAGTTCATGTGATCCTCCTAAAGTTTCGTTTCCGGTAAAACGGTCAATTCTCCATACTTGAATTTCCAATCCCGGATTAACTCGCCAATCATTTTTCCCGCCTGATATTTGATCTCTTCTGCTACGCCATCCTCGCCACGTTGGATAGCTGCATTGAGCATAGTAATTCCAATCCCACTTTTGCGTCTAACTGTATTATCCTCGGTTCCTATGAACGTTATTGCCATTTCTACCGTATGGAGTTTTGGAATTGGGTTTTCGAGAGAGTTCTTCATTTTAAAAGCGTGTTGCCGTCGTCCAGTTCCTCAACATCGAGAACTTGTTTCCAATCGCCCTTGCCAACCTTCATCCATACTTCCCCGCTCCAATCCTGCTGCGCCAATTTCCAAATTAGCTTCCAGACTTTCAATGTGTCGTCGGGTCCTGATGAATCAATATAAAAGCCCCTGGTGTTCTAGTCGGTCTTGCTATCGGATCACACCAACAAGTAGGGACATTCTCATGCTGTAAGATTCCTTCCTCCGATAATCTCCCCGGCCATTCGGTCTTATCCAGGATGACTTCGATAGGGGTCTGGTTCATCCCATCAACCCCTTTACCGTATCCCTGTTTTTCAAGATTACCGGATTTGTCGGCCAGATTGTCAACAATTCCTCGATCATCCTATCCGCCCTCTTCAAGTCCCCCTTTATTCCATAGGCGATAGCCAAGTTGTTTATCGGCCCCCAGACGTAAGGCATGATTTCGATTGCCTGACGGAAATAAATAATCGCTTCATCCGTCTTGCCTGCTGCCAGATCGTAGGCCCCTCGCTTGAACCAATAACTCCATTCCCAGGGGTCTATCTCGGAGGCCGTCTTGTAGTCCTGCCAGCGGACGTAGTAGTTGGCATGAACTCGGTTTACCATGACCACTGCAAAGGCGATGTTCAAAGCGAGTAGAATAAATAACCACCACCTGCTCACCTTGCTCCTGACTTTATATCGCCTTATCCATTCACCCAACATTTTTTCCCGTTCATAAGGAGCGGAGCCGGGACGAAGTTTTAAACCTCGAAGGTGGATTTTTAAGAACTGAAAAGATTCGTCCATTTTATGCTTCCCTCGCCAGCAGCCCCGCATAGGCCCAAAAGTAAACCGCCTGCGCCACGGTATGAAGCGGAAAGAACGTAAGCGCGTTAAGGGCCAAGGTCAGAAAGGCCAATCCTACAGCCCATTGCCATCTGGGTTCTAGGATAGACCTAAAGAGAGCCATGAGAACGATTCCAAGCAGTCCGGCCAGCCCCAAGGGGCCAAGCTCGGCTAAGATTTCGGCATAATCGTTATGAGCATGATCGACAAAGAACAGCCCTGAATCCCCTACTTTTGCCATGTAAGGAAGGGCAACAACCTGCAGCTGACCCCTTCCCGCCCCGAAAACAGGATGATCTTTGATAATGTTCCACGTCCCCTTCAGATACATCACCCTTACGTCAATCGAGGCTTTCCGGGTCTCCTGAACCTCCATTAGCCAAACAGACACGGCCACCATGACGGTGACAAGAAGCACCCCGGCTAGAATCATCCTCATGCGTCTTGCCGTTCCCCGGATAACCGTAACGCCCAAAGCAACAAGGCCGACCACTAGGAGGCTCATAATCGGAGTACGGGAAAGCGCGAAATTTAAGTGAACCATCATCAAGCCGACCGTCGCCCACATCCAGACCTTTCTTTTCTTCCAGGCCATCCATGCGACTATCGGAAACAGCGCGGCAACCATGCCGGCGGCAAACCCAGTATTCCCCATCGTGGATTCCCACGCCCAATCTGGCCGACCTTGATAGAAAACAGACGGGGACAATATCAGAAGCAACGGAAACAAGGACAGAAAAAAGGCAATCACCGTAATGACTTTCAACAACCTCATCGGATTCATCTTCAAGTTTGCCATGTAAACCATTACCGTGATCCCGGCTAAGTCGGTTCCTACTTCGAGAAAATACTGATACCAGTTTACCACGTTCTTTACCGATAGCCCCACCGCTACTAGATAAGCCAGCAGCGGCAGGGCATACGGGATTTTCACCACTTCCATTCTCGCCAACTGGTAAGCAGCCAGTGTAGCGCATAGAGATAGATATCCTAACTTCGCTATCCCGAACGCATCGTGGATCGGAAAGAAAAAAATCGGGATATACAGTATGGCGACCGCTAAAAACATTACCGCCTGAAGAACCCCGTAATACCGAAGACCCACGACCCGGTTGCCGCATCTGCTGCTACCCATACTGCTCGCCATAACGGACCAGCCGGACCATGTTGAACAGTGCCGGCAGCGAGATTCCTGTTAATGATTGCCAAGTCATGTCTTTGCGCGGTTGTTACAGAAAGGGAAGTCCACTGCATCAACTGACTTTTGCCCGTTGTAGCACTTCCCACCTGTTGAGCAAACGCCCCTAAATCTACCCAGGTCGTCCCACTGTCAGGTGAGGTCTGAATTAAAATATCCAGCGTCGCGCTGTTCTGGGCGGTAATGGTTCCAAAGTTCAACAGGATAATAGCATCCTTGAAATTGTGCATCCTGCTGATTGTGGAACCGGTCCCACTTCCGGCTGTGGACGCCGCCTTGCTTTTGAGTTGCACCTGAACAAAATCGCCCCGCAATGCCTGTGCCTGCAAAGGCGACGCCATTGCCAGCATGAAAACCAGCATAACGATGGCGCTTGTTATTCTTATAAACCCCTTCATGTTTTTGTCCTCCTGTTATTTGACTGTTTGTTCGACTCTACCCCTTCCTCTTCGCCTTCCCGCTCGCCACCGCTCCCATATACCTCCGCTGCTTTCCGGTTATCGGCTTACCATGCGCCGTGCCATCGTGTAGGATCTCTCGGGCTTTATCCGCATCGAGGCCGTGCTTTGGTCCGCCTGTATCTACCGGAAGCCCGCAACTTGGCGGGTTCTTGTAATGCTCCTGTGAATGATGATCTTCGTGCTTAAAATCGTGCTTCATTTAGCCTGCTTCTTAAGTTCGCTCGTGTCCCATTCATATTGGAATTGGGGCTTGGAAGAGACTTCCCGCCAATGGCCATCTTCCCAAATTACCCATCCCTCTTCTGTGGGATACATCCCAGGAGGACCAATATTGATGATAAGATCGTCGAGATCTTCTATTTTAAAGCCGCTCTTCATAATTCTTTAACTCCGAGTGCTTTCAACTGACCTCCTAAAAGTGTCATCATGCGTCCCGTCTCAGCTACATACTCCGTATTGCTGGGTGAATTGGCGCTTCTTGTAATGCGATAGTCAAACCAACAGCCTGCTAGAACACAGGCTGATAGTAACAGTCTAGCTTCTTCGTCGTTTAAAACGATTGTAACAGATTTTTCGGCTGTAACGTGCATGTCAGTACCCAATCAGCGCGTCCCCTATCACCGGCTGCGGCGTCTTTTGTGCCACCGCCTGATGCCAGACATGAGGAACATACGCGAGCGCATCCACCAAGTCGTCATGCTCTCCCTTCGGAAATCGGAGCAGTTCATCCTCTAACTCCGGCATGTTGCGCCTCATAAAAACCATCCCGTTTGCAAACAGCGGCACAAGCGCATTCGCCCGCGCCACCTTATCCCGTACCGGCTTGACTCCCTTTAGCATGAAATATTTGTTGCGCCGCCGCATCTCATCCCGGATCATTATCAGCACGGCGCTGTTCGCCTCCGTCTCGCTTGGCTGAATTTCCACGGCGACACAATCGAGAGTATTGATTGGCTCTAGCATCCCGAACATCGCCTGAATCATGTCGGCCAACGTGAGACGCGCCCGGATATAATCGGAGACATAGAGGTTTTTAAACTGGTCTGCCTTGGCGTGAATCATCGCCGTATAGTCGGCGGTTTTCTTATCGGAGTACGCTAGATCAATGGCGATGTAACTCCGATACGGCCCAGGATGCCACTGGTCGAAATACTGGAACCATTGCCGGCGGAACATCGCATTCTCCGGGTCTATCGGATCGAGAAGATACTGACAGGAGAAAATGTACGGGCCAACGGTCGGATCGGTGCGGATCTCAGTCAGCTTTTCCTTGGAAAACTTTTGCGGGAAAATCGGCTCATTGTCCTCTAGTGCCGGGCGTCGGTAAGTGCGCCACCTGTCATAGCTTTGCATCTCGCCGTAAATGTCGCCGTAGTCGTAGCGCGTGCCGCAGACCCGGAGCATGGCGCCTTGGGGCTCTAACACCGGAGTCAACAGCCCGACGGCAGTTTTAATTTTGTCCATCTGATCGCGTGTCGTGGTGTTTTCCGGTGTCACGATATCGTCCAGCCGGATATCCTCGAAGTGCATGCCGGTCGGTATCGACTCAAGGCCAAACGCTGTAATGCTTGCCTCTTTCGCCGTACTGCGCCGTTTGAATTGCAATTCCGTTTCGGTCCATTTGGGGGATTGCTTTTGCGGGTCTCCATAGAAAATATCGGGGAAATATGCGAACAGTGTCCCGTTATGCTCGGCAACCGTTTTGATTTCTCTCAGGAAACTTTTCGCCCGGCTGACGGTATCCGACCCGATGCCGATGCGCCGCTCTGGATTGCGGATGATCGACCAGAGCGAACCACCAATGGTGAAAATGGATGACTTGAGGTGGCCCCGAGGGAGCAGGAATAAATCCTTGTCCCGCTCCTCTTCGACTCGGCGAATAAAATCATCATGGAAGGGGTTGTCGATGTCTTTGTACCCGAGGATAAAATAGAGGAAAAAATCCAGGGACCGGCGGCCAATCTCGGCAATGTGTGCAACTTTTATAACGTGAGAAACCGATTCGTCAGCGAGAAACTTTTTGAGTTCAATGAGGTTGAATGTCATGTTTTTTCTAAAATCGCCGCGATTAATTGCACCTGCAATGCAATCGGATCACCGCCGGGTCCAGAGTGCTCCACATGCTGAACGGTAGGAATTAGTTTGTCCACTGCATGGCAATTTGTTCGCTCGGACTTTCTAGCGTTTTCCAGATACGTTTTCATAATCATTTTCTCGGCCCGAGCTAAACGCGCGATGGCTCTTTCTTCCATCTTTTTTCTGAGTGCAACTACATCTTTGGGAGGACGGCCTAGACCCGCAACTCCAGAGCCAGGATTGCCTTTTGCAAACTTGCCTTTGGAGTCTAGTAATGGCTGGAGATTATTATCCACGTCTTAATTCGTGTTTACACGTTTCTCACAATCTTGTCAACTGGATAATTTTTCCGTCAGGTTCGCCACCTTATTTCATTCCATTTCGTAAGAAGTCACGAAGCCAAGCTTTTTCATCGTTCTTGAACTTCTGAGCATCCCATCCGGCACCACTGCCATTAGATTGATTTCTAACCCGGTTTACGACCTTCGACAAATACGGATACCAATCCGAGATGTCTTTAGCGTAAGATTCAAATGATTCTAGAGCCAGGGCAATATGTTCATTTTTGAACGATTGTTTTTGAACTGACTTAATCCAGACTACTAACCGAGCGAATTTCTGAGGGTCGGAGTTATAGATTCTGTCTGCCACCTCTTTGATTTTATGGTCTAGCTTTGGTTTAGGAGAATCCAGCTTGGCTGCATTCTTAATTAGGTTAGGTTCGGATAGGTTAGGAGGGTTAGGAACGGGGACAAACTGTCCTGAGTTTGATTCCCTAACTGGATTGCGTCTCTTGTGATATTTCCAATACTTAGTGATAAAATACCCTACCGTTAACCCATCCGTTAACGTGGGGGTTAACCACCCCTTATTGACCATGAATAGGAGCACGTTCTGGGCTCGTTGTGGGTGGGTTCTGTCGAGGTATTGACCGTGAATACGAGCGATATAGGGGGGGGTTCCGTGTATGTTTCCATCATCCATTTCTGCAGCAGATAATAGACTCATCCAAAAGAAAACGGACCTATCCCCAAATTGATCCCGCATTTCCCACGTTTCCGCGTCATTCAGGAATGATTGACTAACCGGATAGTAACGAGTACGAGACATAGAACCCCCATAACAGGTTGAGGCCAGGGGGTGGTTATGGCACCCCCCGACCGGTAGGCGTTGCGACCGGAGCGACCGATCATGCGGCTATTATAGGGGGTATTCTGAAGGTGTCAAGGGAAATTTTAGGCTAAACATGGAAGAATTTTTCCGGTTAAATGTTTTCGTTTCTATTTAACCAGAGAAAGACGCCCAAGTGGCCCCTGGTGGAATAGGATCTGTGTTATACATGCGTCACCTCCCTATTCCCAGTACGTTCCGCCAAGTGACCCTCGGACCTTAATCATGCCGCAGTCCCGGTATGCCTGATCTCGGTCCCGCCGGGCGATAGCTGCGTTATGTAGATTGCGGTGACGGCTAATAACTCGGAGTTTCGTAATGCTAAAATAGCGTATGAACTCCACGCAGTATGGGCACGTGTCGAATATCCCCTGATGTTTTGTTTTCATTTTCTTTCCTCCCTTCCCTTTTTCTCTTGCAATCCCCATGCCAGGCGGAAAACCGTTGAGTTTGCTACAGCCGACCCCTCGGACCTAATTTTATTAGGCCAAAATCCCGCTTAATGTCAGCGGATTATCCCGTTTTGCGTAACATTAGAAATCGTTTGTAAACCATTGATTTTATGTCGGAAATCAGTTTATCAGGCTAATTTCGCTGTTTTTCGAGTGCCAAAAAACTACCATCCGGCCCCTGCTCTATACATACCGCGCGTGCGCTCCATTGATCCGATTGAGTTTTTCGGGGTCGTTCCGCCTGGCATGGATCGTGCTAGTCTATTTGGGCATGACAACAAAAAACGAGGAAGGGAAAATGAAACCGCCATTTAAATGCAAATACTGTAGCCGACGGTACTGGACCTTACACGGCAAAATTGAGCACGAGGTAAGACGACACGAGCACCCGCACCTAGGGCCGCAACAAGGAGGGGAAAATGTCAACAGCAAATCAAAAAACTGAGGCGCTAGAACTAGCGCGGCAACTGAATGAATCGAAAAAAATGCCAGCATCTCTCCGCTGTTCCTTGGCGGCAGTTTGGAACGGGCTGGAAAAACCCAATACCGCTGAGGACATATTGCAACTTGCGCGTGAAATACTCGCCCGTCCCTAGGGCCGCAACGGGGAGCGAATCCCTGAGAGGAGAAAAGAAATGGAGACAGGAAAAGCATTTTTACTTTTTGGTTCGGGGGGTCGTACCATGGTCCCCATAGAACAATCCGGGCTGAGGCTCGGGCAGGTTGTCTCCTACGGCGACATGGCGAACCCCAAGCAAAAGGCCGTTGTGGTGGACGCTGAGGGCTCAACCTACGGGCAAAAGGTTGTGTTTGTGGAGGACTACCACGTCTCCACCGTTTCTAAAACCTATCTTGATGGACTTGGGGGTTGGCAGTACGAGGACAACCCCGACTTCTCCGCCGAGGAGTGCGCTTTCTTGATACAGCGATCCCAAGAGGCGGTTGTTAAACGAGAGAAAGCCGGGAAGGAAGCGGCGGAAGCTTTTAAAATTGAAGTCGCCGATCTTATCAAGCAGCACCCCCACCTAATCCCTGGCCGCGACCGAGTAACCGCCGCCAAAAATATCCGCGTTGAGCTGGCAAAAGCCTTTCCAGGAGTCAAGTTTTCAGTGAAGGGGAGAAGTTTTTCCGGCGGCGATGATATCAATGTCTCTTGGACCGACGGTCCGACCTCGAAACAAGTTGACGCTATCATTGACAAGTACAGCGCCGGAAGTTTCGACGGGTCCGACGACTCCTACACCTACAGCCATAGCGCGTGGATTGAGGCGTTCGGGGATGCTAAATACATCATGTCAACCCGCCATTACTCCGATGCCCTGGTGGATAAGGCAATCAAAATCATTGGAGCAGAATACGGGAATGCGGAAGCCCCGACCGTAGAGCAATACAACAACGGGCAGGCTAACGGCTCCCCTCTTGGCAATGCCGAGGGAAATTATCACTGGAATTGGCAGTCGCTCATTAACCGAACGGCGCAGGAAATAGCAGCCTAACCGGAAAGGGGAGAATATGAAAACTGTCAGGAGAACATTTGAAGCATTGAAGTTCGAGAAAGGAAGCCCAGAACGCAAGAAGCTGAATGAAGACTGGCTAACCAGCGAATATATGCCCTCACACGGCTACGGCGTCCGAAACGACGACGGAAGCCCGCTGCCCTTTACCTATCGTACCAAAGCCGAAGCGGAGAGAAAGGCTAAGGAGGTGCAACCATGAAATGTAAATGCTGGATTGACACAAGCCGGATAGACCCCGATCGAAAAGAGATTCTCTTCTGCCCCCTCCACGCGGCGGCGCCGGAGATGCTAAAGGCGTTGAAAGCGGTAAAAGACCGATTAAGCGCATGGCAGGATACGGCAAATATTGTTTATCAACAATCGGGAAGCGAGGACGCATATAATCAGCGCGGTAATTATGCCGGGTTAGTTAGTCTGATTGATGCCGCAATTTCCCTCGCAGAAAGGAAGGACTAACATGCACACGAAAGAACAATGGAGGGTAGGAGATGCAGGGTTTACTATTTTCGGGCCGCCGAATGGACAACCTGCGCCGGAGGTGATTGCCAATGTCAAAAGAAAAGACAACGCCACCGGGATAGTGGCCGATCACAACGCCCTGGTCGGTCTGAACCCCGGCGCGATTAAGGGGCTGGTTGAGGCGGCGGAGTTTGCTTATGATGCCTGTTTTGACGGCTCTCCGATAGATAATGAAAGTGTGAAACAACGGCTTGAGCGAGCCCTGAAAAATTTGAAGGGGGAATAACATGTCAGGCGAAATGATTTGCGACTGTAACGACAATATGCTCCAACAACTCGGAGTCCAAACGGAAGAGGACAAGCTGAATTTTATCAATTTTAATTGCAAGAACTGCGGCGCATTTGTTCATCTTCATGCCTTGATGCCGATAGAAGCGGATAAGCAAGGAGGTTATTGCGCTCCTTGTGATTATCAGAAGGTGGAATGGAAAAGGGAGAATAACATGGAAAAGCTGAGTCACGCGCATCCGCCACCTAACTGCCCATCCTGCGAGGAGGTAGGTCGTTTGCGGGCTGAAGATATCAACCGGCGCAAGCTAGAGGCGGCGGAGGAGCTGGCGATCCTAGTTAAAGCACTATGTCGGGCCGTAAGAATGGCCCCTACAGATCGCCTAAAAGCTGGTATAGATGAGGATCTAGCAATTCGTACTCAGTATTTTATCACCGAAATCGACGCAGTTAGCGCCGCGCTCTCCGCCTGGGAGAAGGCGGGAAAGTAACCCATGTATCATATCCACCTTGACCCTCTGCGCCTTGTCCCCTGGTCCGGGATTACGATCACCCCGGATCTTAAATCCCTGATCGGCCTCGGACGCAGGGGGATTTTTATTTACCACTGGCCTTATAAAGAGCTGGCTTTTTCGGACGAAGGGATAATCATCTTGGAATACCGCAATTACTCGAAAGCGGGAAAAGAGGGGTCGGGAGAAAAAAACTTAGGCCCTAGCTTGCCTCAGGTTGAACGCGGCGAGGGAAGTTGATAGCAGAGTAAGGGTCGGTTTTGGGGGCTAAAGAATTTTCTTGACAACGCCGCCAACATGATGTAGAGAAGTAAGGCATGAAAAAACCAAAGCCGAAATTAATCTATCCCGAAGGGTGCGAGCGTTGCGGGTACACCTGGCAGCCTCGCACGGTGCTCCCAAAACGCTGCCCATTTTGTGGCAGCTATAAATGGAGAGAAAAAAAATAAATGGAGCAATCCATAAAATCCTGCGATGTATGCGGCCAGCGCCAGCTTTCGGCGAACGGGTGGTTGCGATTCTCCCCGAAGCCGAAAAAGTTTACCGCATACGGATCTAAGGAAAAGCTGAAAGCGGAACTGGTTAAAGATGCGTGCGGTCGGGCTTGCTTGCTTCAGGCTTTTAATACCTGGCTCGGAGAGGTCCACGTCAACGCGCCGGCGGAGGTAAAGAAAGATGAAACTCCCTCATAACGGAGATTTAAAAGTTTGGTGGACTCCCCAAATCCCTATGAAACCGTTTGAGGTCGAAGTCGAAAGCATTACACAAGCAAAATTTTTGCTTGATGTTTTAGCAAATTACGATATTTTTCAGTTTAAAAACCGCGTTAAAGGCGACTATTCAAACGCTGGGGGCCTTATGATTTACGAACACGGGGAATGGGTTGATTGGGAAGATGAAGAAGGGAACTCGATCGATGAAACTCCCTAGCACCGCCAACTTTTTCTCTCCGCATATTTCCCTCTGGGCTTTGGGGTTATGGTGCGGCTGGATTGTTATCGTCGTGATCGTGTCATTACTGATAGGAGGATGAGATGCCAAGAGTAATTATAGTAAAGAAAGCGCAAAAAGCGCAAGGCGAATGCGGAAGATGCAACGCCAAAATTGAAAAAGGCGACGCCTATAAGTGGTGGAAATTTAGGTATGGTGGGCGTCGAATCCGGTGCCTCAAGCCGGGATGCTCCCCGAAACCGAGCGACCTCACGCAATCGGAGTTTTATGGGACTTTATACGGTATCCAAGAATCCGTTGAAACGGCCCTGGATGATTTCCGCAACGGAGGAGAACCGGGAGATCTTGCCAGTGCCCTCAATGATACCGCACAGGAGTTGCGAGATCTGGGGGAAGAATGCCAGGGCAAACTTGATAATATGCCAGAAGGGTTACAGCAGGGAGATACTGGCCAACTCCTCGAAAACCGGGCGCAGGAGTGTGAGAGTAAAGCCGACGAGCTAGAGAGTGCTGCGAGCGAAATTGAGTCAGTTGAACTTTATGACGATCTTGAAGAATACCTTGCAGATAACGAAACAGCGCGGGAAGAGAAAGAGAGCGAAGAGGCTCACAAGACGCGCGTCAAGCAAGACATGGACGAGGCTAATGAGCAAGCCAGGGATGAGGCTGCCAGCAATGCCGAAGTGGATTTAAGTATTGACTAATGGATACGCTCCGCATGATCGCTGCCCTCACCGCCTTCTG